GATCGTTGGCAGCTTGGCAAGGTCAGTTTTAAGGTCTTGCACTGCTGTCCACAACTCACGGGCGAACCATCCGGCCACGGCCATGCACGCGCCCAGGATGAGGTTGATTGTTTGCTGATCCATTATTCAGGGCTCAAAAAATTAAATTGGGCGTTGCCGGTGTCTTGCGGGGCTAGTTTATTGCGGATTGCAGCGCGGGTCTTTGGCCCCTGCCCACCTAAAGATGTCGGGCGCGGCGCGCGCAGTTGTTCTTCCAACGTGTTCAGCACATCCAGCATTTGCTCACGCTTCATTTCGGCCATACGGCGGGCTTGATCGGTTGTAGCACGGGCGGCGATCTCGTCAAACGCCTGCGCTTGCTGGCGGGCCTTGGTAACTTTACCCGCTACCCATTCACGATCTGCCATTTTGTTGGTGATCTGTTGAGGGGACAATTTACCAAACATTAACTCACCTTGGTCAACAGGCATCCCCTCTAACAAACTTTTACCCCATTGAATTTTCTCTTCGGCGGACATTAAAAATTGTTGATTTGTTCGCACTTTTTCAGCGGCGGTAATAGCAGCTTTACCTGTAGCTTCCAAAACGTCTGGAGTTGCGCCTTTAAGACCCTCGCCGCCAACTTTGTACCGACCTGTAATCGGGTCAAATTCCAACACGCTGCCGCCGCTTGTGGGCCTGCGTGCAGCCGCTTCAGCCGCCGCTTGCTGGGCTTCTGTCTGCTGGCCCAACGTGCGAGACATTTGAGCAGCGCGGGCGCGCTCTGCGGCAACCCCAGCCATTGTGCTTTCAGCGCTGGGCGCGGGCAGTTGGTTGGGCGCGTATTGCGTGCCGACATTGACTTGCGCTTCAGGACGCCCAGGTACAAAGTTGGGGCGGGAGAACGCCTGCTCGGCGGTAATGGGCGTACCATCTGGTGCATAGCCCACGACATCAGTAGGCTGAACTAGCGCGTTGCGAGGGTCAAACGGCACAACTGCACGGTTTTGCGGTATGGGCGCGGCAGCGACTGCCATTTGATTAACGGGGATACGAAAGTCTTGTAATTTTAAGCTTGCTTGGTATGCAGGAGATGCCAAACGGTTGGCCGCAATTGCACCGCCAAACTCACCTACCGCGCCGCCAGCTAGGCCACCAAGAATAGAGCCCGTCAGTCCAAAGTTTGACCCGATTAACGCACCTGCGCCGCCAGGTACGCCAGAGCGGGTAAGACGCGGCGCGCTAAAAAATTTAGATGTTGGCTCGGTAGTAAATACTTCAGGAAAGTTACCCGCAATTTTGCCAAGCGATGCAATATCTCCCGTAAGCGCGTTGTCTTTAGAGGTAAGCCGCGCCAGCTTGGACACGTCAACCATGCCAGTATTGAAATTGGTTGCGCTCTCGTAAGCATAGGTGCGCGCCATCTTTTGGCGGGCGTCACGCCACTCACCCAGCAGTTTGGGGTTGGAGATATTAGAGTCAATCATTGACTCTAGCTGGTTGGCTATGGCTAAATTAGCATCGGCAATAGACAGTTGTTTTGGTGTAGCACTTTGGTTGTTGTAAATCTTTTTGGCGTCAGCGCGCAACGTCCGCACGTTGTTAAGCAGTTCAGCACCATTTAAACCAGCTTGTGTTTTGGCTATGGCGTCGTCTACCAGTTTGTCTACTTTCTTGGCAACGCCTTCCCCACCAATTAATTTTTCGTTTTTACGAAGGCCGTTTAAGTTTGCAATAATTGTTTCATCAGCCGTTAACGTTGGCAATTTGCTTACGTCATCATACGGCCCAGCTAAGTTGGCGCGCGCCTGTTTAAAAGGCGCGGGGCTAGTCAGCGATGCAGATGGGTCAAGGCCCAACTCATTTTTTGCAATCTCATTGACGCGAGGGCGGTTAGCCGCTGCCAATGCTTCAGGGCCACGAGGGCCAGCCGCCGCTGAGTAAAGTCTGGCTCCAACAGAATTTTCAATATCTGTTGGGTTAAGCACAAGTTTTAACCGCTGCGCCTCTGCGGCCGCGTCTAACTGCGGGCCTTTGGTGTAAGACTCTGCGGACAAACGCTCACGTTTGGCTTGGAGCATTGGCTCAAACGGCAGTTGAGCGCCCGTTTTAATTTGCTGTACTACCGGCGCGGCAACTTCTCTAACCGCACGAACAACTGGCGGCGCGATCTTTGGTGCAGCTATTGTCAACGATGCCATCATGTTCTCAACATCGCTAACCGGCAAGCCTGTTTTGTCGGAAATAAATTTAGCGCCTTTTTGGAAATTTTGGCCGATAAAGTCCATTACCTGACGGCCAGCCTCTTGCTGGTATTCAGGTGTTTCAGCCACGCCAAAAGTCTTTCCAAACGGCCTGTCCACCGCGCTTACAAGGGCTTGCGTAGACGCCGTGGCTTGCTCTGGACTGCGGCCAGCCGCGCGAAGCATAGGCGGCATCAAATACTGGACAGCGCCAGGTATAACGCCACCCAAGGTCACGTCAGCCAACGATGCGGCAGAACGGCCAAACTGCGTTAACGCGCTTGTAGATTGGGGTGCTTTTGTAGATTGCGGCGCAGCTACATCAGCACCACCATATTGTTTGGCAAGCGCGTCGTAATCAACAACGGCTGGAGCGTCTGCCCCGCCGTATTTTTTAGCGAGTGCATCGTAGTCCATTAAAGCCCCGCAGCTTTCTTAAATTGATTGGCTGCTGCCGCATTTGGAAATGTTTTGATACGGCCATCAGGTAGCGTGACGGTCGCACCGCCTCCCGCAGCAGCCGGTGTTGAGCCAGGAATCAAACTTGCGCCAGATGGCGGGGGCGCGGCAAAAGTTGGTTTTTCTACGGTAAGCGGGATGTTAGTTTTAATGCCGCCTACATTTTTGTTATGCAAATCAATTACGCGATTTGCCGCTCTGTCGTTAATATCAAGAATTTTACGCAATGAGGCTTCAGTAAGCGCAATTTTTCCGCCCGCTATTTGCGCTGCGTATTCGCGGTCAGCATCAGACAAACCAGTGCCCGCACCAAATTGTTTAATGATCCGGCCTACGTTAGCACCCATTGCAGCCGCGTAGGCTTGCGAATTAGACGCCGCATCTGCGTAGCCAAAATCAACGCCAGCTTGTTTAAGCGCGTTGTTAAAGCCCACAAAAAATTCAGCGCCTGTGCCCGTAATCGCGCCAGCTTTAAGAAGATTACGACCAACTTGGTTAGTCTCTAAAATTGCAGCTGCATCTTGCGCTACTACTTGATTAGCAAGAATTCGATCTGATTGACCTTTGCCAAGCCCAGTTGCAAACGCCCCCTCTTGTTTTTGGTCAATGTTAACCACCGTTCCAGGCGCGCGAGTAGTTTCTTTGTTAATCGCCGCCACGTATTGCGCGCGGCGTGAGTCACCTGGGGGCAATGCAGCCATCTCCCTTTGTAATTTAGCCAAAGGAGATTCGCCGCCAGTTTTAGCTGGAGCGGTAAACGCCGCGCCGCCGCCCAAAGTAACAAGACTATCGCCCACAACATGAGGTGTCATTAGCCTGTCGCGCTCTTTAATTAATTCATCGCGTTCTTGTTTACCTGCGGTAGGAAACCGCCGCAGTTCACGCAATCTATTTTCAATTTGAGCTAGCCTGTTTCCCGCAAGAGCATTGCCTTGCGGCGGCGCAGCAGCGGGAGGTGTCATAGCATTAACTTGTGCAGGCAAAGCAGCAGAAGAAATATTTGGCGCAGGCACAGGCGTAGGCACCGCGCCGCCCGCACCAGGTTGGCTCGCCATGTACTCTTTGCGTTCTTTGGCAGCCTGCCTTGCAATTTGCGCGGCTTGCACTTGTTGCATATCGCCAGTTGATATGGCGTGTTCGTAGAAGACTTGAGTTAGTTGTTCAGGGTCACCGTCAACACCTAATTCTTTTGCCTTTTGCATAAATTGGTCAAGGCCAGCTTGGCGGCGGCGCATTGAGTCCATCTCCATACGCATTTTGTCTTGCGTCATGCGGCCTGTTTCAACTTGTTGCTGCGCCAATTGATTGCGGGCAACATCTTGCTGGCCTTGTATGTAGCCCATAGCTGGTGCGCCAGCGTCGCCTAAAAGTCCAAAATTAAGTGCCATAGCTATTCCTTACTGAAACGTGCCGGTTGCTGAGTTCCACGATCCAGAAACATCTGACGCAAACGGATTGGTAAACTTCATTTGCGGCAATAGCCGCGCAGCAGCGCCATATGCAGAAGACCTTGCGTTTGCGCCAGCCATAAGCGCGTTGCCTTGATTTTCGCCTGTAGCGCTGTACAAGCCGCCCGCGCTTGTGCCGTACGATTGACCGGCGCTGCCTAAATTATTAGCGGTGGTTTGCCCCACACCGGCCAGACTTTGCAACGGTTGCAGCATACGGTCGCGCTCAGTGCCATACCGATTAAATGCGTTTTGATATTCTTGTGAGCCCATCTCTTGGCCGTAACGAGTCGCGGCTTTCAAAGCCCCGCCCGAAATCAAACCGCCCCGAGCAGCCGCAGACCGCTCAAGTGCTTTTTGACCTTCGCCCAATCGGAATGCATACCCTGGGTCTGCTTGAAATTGTTTCATACCAAACGGCGTGTAATCAACCGCTGCCGTTAGTTTATTGAGCGCGCCTCTTCCAGCTTCAAGAAAAGGTGCTTGCCGCGCAACATTCTCTTCGTACATCCGCTGTTGCAATGCAAGCGCCCTGTCATTGGCGGCGGCAGAAGTATTAGCCGCTTCAGTAGCGGCATTTGACTGGTCAAAGCCTCCGCCCAAAGTTGCACCTAACGCTGCGCCTGCGGGGTTGCCTCCGGTAAGAAAAAATCCGGCTGCTCCGCCAAGTAATGACATCAAAGACATAATACGCTCCTGTATCTATTCCAAAAGCAGGTTGTTGTTAGACGCAGCCTGCATAATAATCCAATTGGTGCCGTCTGACACCATTGTCGCCCAATTTCCCACCACACCCAGCAATATCGCCGTGCCAGCGGTCGTGCTGTCAATCGGCACGATGTTGCTGGACGCCGAGTTGACCGCTTGGGCTTGCATATTCTTAACCGTGATGTACCGGCCCGTCCAGCTTGAGGCCGCAGGGAACGTCAACGTCAAGGCCGAGCCGGTCTTGTTGTTGATGATCCAAGTGTCCGTGCCTGTAATGGTGTAGTCAGCCGTCTTGGTTATGACCGTGGACAGCGGCACATAGTCCGTATTTGCCACCGCAGCCGAGATGGCCGTGCCGTTGCCTTTTAGGACGCCCGTAATTGATGTGCTGATCGTAATGGCTGGTGTGGTGGTGGCCGTCGCCACCGTACCGGCAAAGCCATTGGCCGAGACAACAGACACGCTGGTGACCGTGCCGGTTCCTACAGTCGTCCATGTTGGTGTGCCCGCGCCCGCGCTGGTTAATACTTGGCCTGCCGTGCCAGCGGCGGTGAATGCGTAGGCCGTACCCGTGCCGTAAGGGACAGCGCCTGCTGTTGGTATAGATACGCTATTTGTGCCGCCGTTAGCAATTACTAGCTTGCCAGCCAGCGTTACCGCGCCCGTAGTGGCCGTGGCGGGGGTAAGCCCTGTAGTGCCCGCCGAAAAGGACAGCACGCCAGTATTGGCAATTGTGACATTGCCCGTAGCGCTAGATACCGAAATGCCCGTGCCCGCAATATTGGACAAGACGCCCGTATTGGCAACGGTAATTGTGCCTAGCCCGTTGGTAACTGAAATGCCCGCACCGTAGCCTAGCGTGTTAAGGGTATACCCTGTACCATTGCCAATCAATAGTTGGCCGTTGGTTGGGATTGTGCCCAAGCCAGTACCGCCTGAATCAACGGGAATAATTCCCGTGCCTGACCCAACAGTAGTGAACAAGCTATAAAACCAACGATACCATTCACGCGAGACCGCGCCCGTGCGCTCGTCAATTAACGGCACTCGCGGCGGCGTAATATTGGTTTCGTTGCCAATGGTCATGCGTTGGTTGGGCTAAGTATTAATTCTGCGCCCATGATGGCTATCTTGTTAGGATCAGTGCCTGACAGTTCATACACTCGGTCGCGCAACTTCAAAGTCATGCCCAGCCGACGCCAAAAAGTTCGGTGACCATACGCACCAATTTTGCCAACTGGCGACCAGTGTTCATTGCTCCAAGTATGACCGCCGTCATCTGACCAACGCAGCATCACTTGCGGATCGCTGCCCTGGCCGTCGTTAAGCCCCACACCTGTTTCACAATCCAGTTGCAAACTATGGTGCGCCGTGCGTTTTAAATTGTTCTGGCCGGTTGGCAGCGCCCGCCATGAGCGCAGCCACTTTTGAATGCCGCCGTTGTCAGCGTACACATCCAAGTCAAACCTATAGATGTTGCCGCTTTCAAAATCGCCCACAATAATGTTACCGCCAAAGTTGCACTGGCAATTGCTGCGGTGCCGCATAAAGTCGCCGTTGTCAAAGCCAGCCCGTTCATGCCAGACTTGGGTGGACACATCGTAAACCCAAGTAGCGTTGCCGGTGGGAAACGTCAGCACATAGAAAGCGTGGCCCTCTTGCTGGTAAGTGTACGCAATAGCGTCCGCAATGTTGCCGTATTGGGCAATAGCGTACTCAATAGCGTGGGTAGAAATCCTAACGCCGGTATAACCGTTGGCGCGGTAGACAATACCCTGCCCACGGGCGTCTGTACCCAGCCAGAACAGGCCGTTGTCCAGCTTGGCGATTGAGAACGCGGCCACGCAGCCAATCTCGTTAAACGCGCCTTGGATGCGTTGCAATGGAAAATCTGTACCGCCCGTGTCATACCAAACTTCCACAGAGTCGGTGCCAAACACCCACAACTCGCGGTGGTCGGAAATAAGCCCCACCACACCATCTGGCGAACCCTCGGCGCTGGCAAAGTCCAGCGGGTCAATTGAAGTGCCATCCAATAATTGGGTTACCCAAATAATCTGACTATTGGGCTGGTTAAAAACAAAGTACCCATCCAAATAAGTGACCGTTACCGCGCCAGCAAAGTCAGGGTCAGTAATCTGCCCAAACGCGCCTGTGGTTTCGTTGTAGATAAATCCATCTGGGTTGGTGGCAAAAAATATTTGTGTACCGTTGTCCGCGATAGATACCGGCCCAGCGCTGGTGGTAAGCGTGCCCAGCAACTGCGGCGTAGCAGTCAGGCCGGTCAGCTTGTAGACGCCAGCGCCAGAAACCACGTAGAAGTCGCTGCCGTTGGTTTGGTGCGCCCACAACGCTCGAATTGGGCCGGTGCCCACAGTTTGTAGGAACTCTAAGCCAGGAGCGCGGTTTAGAAAGCCGGGCTCTTTGCCGCCTTCGGGGATGGCCTCGGGGAACAGGTTGACCATGCGGTTGTCCGCAGCGTTGATACTGCGGGCAACGTAGGCCGATCCAAGAATCGGCGTTTTCATCAGTAGTTCCCAGCGTAGATGTTGAACCGCTGCCGAGTTGCCACAATGGCGTAGGGCATCGACATCACATCGTCAGGGTTGTTGATGCGCTTCAGATTGCGCTTGCTGGTCATAGCAATGCGCTGCACCTGGGGGCTGGGCTCTACACCAAACTCAGGTGCGATCTCGCAAGCCAAGTTGTAAGTGAAAGCCCGCAAGTAACCCGGCGGGAACAAGATGTTGGTTGCCAAGTTGGCGGGCTGCGTCAACTCTTCAACGCTAATAAAGTGCCACTCCAAGTCCCGTGTTGGCTTGGGGTAGATGTACATATCCACATCAGGATACGTCATATTGATAAACAGCACTTGCGGGTAAGTAGACGTAACCGTCTTAACAGCAATACCATCGTACTGCTGCTGATTGATCATTTTTATGCCAAAGCTGACGTTGGTGCTTGGGTCGCGGTAGTAGGTCGCGTCATCCAGCAAGATGGGCCGGTTGCCTACAAAGTCGCCTGTTGGGCCAAGGGTGCGGTTAATAAAACCCGCAGGCCAAGTAAACACCTGATCCTGAGTGCTGAACACCGACAGCCGCTCGGTATTCCAGCTATCAATCATTTGATTGAGCGCCATCAAACTGTCTTGCGACACTGAAGCAGAAGTAGTCTCGCCTTCAGCAAGGACGCCAAGCAATCGAAGGGCTCGGTTGATCTGATCGCCAGCGGTGTAAACGGCCATGACTAGGCTCCTTCAGTTTCGGTTCTACGACGGCGCTTTACTTCCAGTGCGTTAACAGGAGCCGCCTCAGAGACTTCGGGCGTATCCTGAGTATATCGTGTCCAGCCGTTTTGTTCATCGTATTCGGCTTCAAGTTCCATAGTCGCCACTTTGCGGCCATGAACAGGGTGCTTGAGATAAATGTTCATAGGGGGAAAGGGGGCTTGTGGCCCCCTCCCTTTTAGCTTGCGCCGTGGATGATGCTGAAATTGATAATTACAGCTTCAGAGTAAGAAGTTGCAGCAGTCAAATTCCGCAATGTGATTAAAGCAGAACCAGCAGCCAGATAGGAAACGTAGGTGGTGTATGCACCCGCCGCGCTACCAGTGGTATTGCTAGAAACGCACACAATGATTGTGTCATTGATGGAGATTGAGCTATTGGTCAAAACAAACGACACAGCAGTGGCTCCGGCCAATGCTGCATTGTTCATTGTGATGCGGCCAGCAGACTTGTTCAGAGTTACCCCTGTGGACTTGTCTGTCAACTGTGTCACAGCGCCTTGTGCTGCTGCGCTGTAACCAAGTTCTTGGCTTGCGTAGCAGGTAGTAAATTCGGGGTCGCTATACGCGACACCTACCGCTTGAGTATTTGGCATGATGTTTCCTTTAGAGAACGGGGCCGAAGCCCCATTCAGATTTAGGCAATGCGGTATAAAGACCAGGCACCGTCACCAGTCTTAACTGCGCGGTACATTTGAGATGTACCAGCAGTCGTGACAGTCATCAAGCCTTGTGAGCCAGACGAACCAATAGACCAGCCGGTATTGGTGGTGATCGTAATCACGCCGCTACCAGAACCATTGGTGTTAACCACAACAAAGTCAAAGCTGCTATTGACTTTAGCGCTGGACAAGGCTGCGTCCAGATCAGTAGCCAAAGGTAAAGTGTAAGCCGCTGCGGTGGTGGTGGGAGTACCCAAAATGATACCGTTCAGCAATTGAGCAGTTGTCAGCGTTGCTGTGACAGTTGCAGTTGCTGGAGTAGCCTGAGTCTCAATTTGCATTTCATTGAGATTGCCGTCACCAAGTTGGTAACCGCCTGCGCCATTAGGTAGAGCCATGATAAATTTCCTTTAGAAAGAATTGATTAACCCCAGATGCGGCAAGCCATCTGTGGACGAATGGTGCTAAAGCCATACAGTACGTCAATACGGCAAGGCATACGGTCGTTGTTGATGTCGTATTGACGGACAACGCGCAAGCTGATCCCGTTGTGAACTGCACGCGAAGCCATGTCAACACCTTGGGGCAGCAACAAGTCAGCGGTAGCAAACGTAATGGCGTCCTTGTGATAGACCAAGTTTTGTGCATAAGCAGTAGAAGCAGCTCCAACAAAAGTCACAGCTTTGCTGTTTTGCGGAAGGATGTTCACGGTAGCCAAAGCATGGTTAGCCGAGTACATAGGAGCCACAGTCACAGTCCAAGTGCCAGACACAGCGGTAGCCGCAGCCAGAGCCACAAACTGGAACAACGAACCAGTGGTTTCACGGGTTTGCGGATTTACAGCAAAGCAGTCAGCAATGGTAAACACGTCGCCAGCAGCAATAGTCGTAGTCACCGAACCTTGAGCCAAGGTCAGGGTAGACGAACCTTCAGAAGTCACAGCAGCGCCAGTAGTCGTGGAAGCCGAGGCATCACGCGAACCAGTGGTGTGTTGTTTGATCGACTGAGACATATTGACTTCTTCAAAGCCCAACACGCCGGTGCCCATCATGCCGTTGCGAAATTGCTTGCTGATGGTGTCGGTAGGATTGAACAAGCCTTTCATGCCTTCAACCAAGCCAGCGTTTGCAGCAGGGTTAACCGTTGCATAGCGGGGCGACATTACAGCGGCGTTCTCGTTCAGCTTCTGCTGGGCTTGCAAAAGCACCAAAGAAGTAGCTGGCGTAGTGCCAGGAGTGCCAACAGTGTTACCGATGGTTTTATAAGCATTGGCAACGTCAGCGTCAATGCTGGAGGCCAACTGGCTGATACGAGGCTTCAACACACGCTCTGCGAAGTCATCCAACTGCATGGTCAATTCGGCAGAAGTGAAGTTCACGCCGATATGCTTTTGGTTGGCGACAGACAAAGTGGTAAACTGTTCGTTGTCGTCCTGAACTTGCAGGGCGGCACCGTCAGTGACCAGAGCGCGGTCGGGCAGACGAATACGCAGAGTAGAACCGATCTTGGCACCTTCAACAGCGAAGCTGTCGTCGTACTGACGGTTTACGTTACGGGTGAGTACCAGGTTGTTCTCTAGAATCTCCAGAGCCTTCCGGGTAATCATATCAATGGTTAGGATACTATTAGCCATGAAAAAAGTCCTTAAAAAAAGTTAGCGGTTTTGCGCTTCCCACTTCTTACGCTGGCGTGCCCTTTCGGCTTCAATCCACTGCGAATCCGTCATGGTCTTGGTAGACCGGGGATCAGTAGTGTCATAAGCCGGTGATCCAGTGGATCGGGCAGTGACAGGCGAAATCGGCGCTGGCGCGGATGTCGTACGTTTCATTGGGGGGTCAGACGCCAATTTGGCCTCAATCTTCCCAATTTCCTTTGCCTGTGCAAGCGGGGCTAGGCGAGATATACGCTCTGCGTCTTTGGGGTTAGTTCCGAGGTAGT